GGGAAACTGAACAAGTCCCTCATCAAGAGAAACAATCTTCATATAATTATTTGCAAAATATACAGGATCTTCCTTACATTTGAGGAATTCAATAATCTGTTCCTCAGTAAATTCAATCTGGGTATTCGCCTTTTTTAAATTGGGATTACCTAGATATACATCATGTTCATTCATTTAATTAATTTCCGTATGCCACCTTGGCTACTTTTATACTACTACCATTAGATGCTGCAGTAAGAGTGTCTGTAGCATCTTTTTCTACAAATACAACTTCACCATTTACAGCACTAAAACTACCGATAGTTGTTCCACCAGAATCTTTCCTAGTAATAACTACTGCTGCAGAATGACCATTATAAAGTCTTACTACAGTCGCAGTATCAACATTTGAGGCAGAAGACAAATTACCTTCAGCTGCTAAAACTTTAATTAACATGACCGTATTTTTTTAACTATTTATCAAATCCAATCTCCGTTCTCCAATTAGAGAGTGGATCTTGTCTTACTTCGTTTGGAACTAACTTATCAGGTTTAATTAAGTCTATTACCTCAAATGCAATATTTCCATTAACATCTTCTATTTCAATTTTATTATTTTCCATTGTCCTTAAATCCACTTTTTAACATTTTTTGAAGTTCTGTTGTAGATCCTACAAATACTGCATTATTAGTAACTTGTGTTGGTTTTCCTTTATCTTCATCAATTTCTTTAACCTTTTTCTGAAGTTCCATTAATTTGTCTGTAGTATCAGCAACTGATTTAATGATTTGTCCTGCAACTTCATATGCTCTTGGACTTGCACTTTCACCTGCAAGTTCCATTATACCATTAAGAGATTCTTGCCCTTTCTCTATTAGAGAATATAAATTGGCACGAGTATATTCATAATCCTTATCAACATCATCACTAACATTTTTAAGAACATCTTTTCTCTTTACACATCCACCTTCTGGTGTTGTACTTACTTCAATTGCATTACTACTTGTGTTTAATGCGTCATCAATAGGATCATAACTAGTCATCGTTTCCATTAAATATCAGTTTGTCTTGTTGGACTATATGATCCTGAATCAGTATAATCTGTTATTGTACCGTTAAATCCAAAATCATCATCTGGTTCAACCAATATGTCATCTGCATTACTTAATATATCAATACTAGTATTCTCTAAATGAGCTGCAGCAGTAGTTTTATCCCATCCCCTAGTAACAGTCAATGAACCATTATCAGGTTTAGACTTAATCTTCATAATTTCAGTACCTATAATGATTCTATCACCAACAGCAAAGTTTGTGGAATCATTAACAGATATTTTTGTCTTAGATTTTGTAATTGGTTCATCCAAGACTGCAGTATTATCATCATTATAATCTTTAAGTGCTTTTGGTGTTGCAGTGTATCGTAAAGATCTTCTTGCATTTTCTCTATCAACAGTACTATAGTAATCGACTTGTACTTTCTTAATAAGTCCTTCTGAAGTATCAGCAACAGGACCAAAGAGATAAGTTTTAGCAGTAAAATTCAGAGTATAAATTAATGCTCTTCTAGTTTCATAATCACCTTCATAATCATCTTGGAAAGATATATTATCTAATACTACAGGAATATCTCTTTTTTCACCAATAACTTTAACCAAATCTACAGTTAAATTAAACGATGGTTGAAAATATGGAAGTATCTGTTCTACAATTTGTAATGCATCATCATTTAATTTTGTTAAAATATTTAATTCAAATCCTACATTGTATGGAACTGGCATATAAACTTTTCTTAAATTGGTTCCATCAGATGCTTTAAATGTCTGAGTTATACCAGCTTTCCTAGTTGGGTCATATACTATATTAGTAGTCTCAAAAGACATTCTAGGTAATGTAATTTGAGTTGCTTTATTTAATTCTGCCTGTTGATCTAATCTTGCTAAAAACTTTTGAACTGGTCCATATGACAATGGAACCCTTGTTTCACTAAAAGGCGATCCATCAGGATTTGTATGTCTGACACGAATGTCGTTAAAAACTGTACCAAAAGATATAACAGTCTTTCTTAAAATTTCGTGATAATAATATGTGCCTAACATTAGTAAGTACCAAAGGGATTAGATTGTGTGAAATCTACTATCAGATCTGCTTCTGCTTCAATTTCATCATTAGTGTCATATTCATCATATATATCGCTTCCATCATATGACTTAATTTGATATATTGTATTTTTAATGGATCCAAAGGTGAAAGCTACTCCAGTATTCCATCCAGTATTAATAGAATCAATACTCATTATAACCGTATTAATTCCAACACTCAGAACTGTTGCTCCAGCTCCAATAATATTACTTATAGGTAATATGTCCTGACCCACAACAATATTTGCGGTATTAATACCAACAATCTTATTAGTAGATCCATATCCAACTGTTCCTGCTGTACCAGTAACTACACTGCTCCACCATGTAGATTCATTAGATGATAAAGTCTCACCAGGAATAAATCCAGAAATAGTAGTTCCAATACCTACATTAGAAACCTTAAGAATCTTAGTATCAAGATCCCAAGATTTAATTCTTGCAGTAGTACCAGAAGTACCTCCTGTTACTATTTCATTCATATAGAATGTTCCAACACCAGTTATAAGTGAAGGATTGCCAATAGTAACTGTTGGAACTTGTGTATACCCAATACCTGGATTGATTATTCTAACAGAAGAAACTTGATTATCTGCATTAATTAATACTTCACCAACTGCTTTAGCAGATCCTGCAATTAATGCATCACTACCAATACCAGTAATAGTTACAGTAGGAGTTGCTCCATATCCAACACCATTACCAGTAACAGTAAAGTTTTTAATACCTTTTAGAGTTGTTTCAATAGAACAAGTTGCAGCTGCACCAACTCCATTACCACCAACAATAGTAATAATAGGTGGTGTAGTATAACCTGAACCACTATTAGTCATTACTATTCTTTCAATAGATTGAACCCCTGCTCTAGATGTAGTAATAGCAACTGCACTTGCATTAACTCCAGATGGTGAAGTAGATATGGCAACAGTAGGAACTTGCGTATATCCAGATCCATCATTATTTAAAAATAGTTCTCTAATATAACCTGTTGGTTGACTTAAAGATGGAACTACCGTAGCAGTAGTACCAGATCCAATTAAATTGAGTGTGGTAATGAATCCAGTCTCTTGTACCTGAGTATCAATTTCTGCAATATCAGTATCAATAACTTCATCCTCATATTCAAAGAGTTCACATTTTAATTCAAAAATATAATTTTTACCTAGTTGATAAAAAGGTTGTTCATGTTCTACAAATTTAACTTCAAATAATCTACCCCCTAATGGAAAATATATAAGATCCCCTTCACGAGGTCTTGTATCAACATCAATTTCATCATCTGGTAATGCAGTAAGAAATGATGCAATAAAGTCTTCAAATCTTTCTTTTGATATTGAAATAACTAATTCATCTCGTAAACTTACTCCAAATTTTGTAAGAATATCTCCTTGCCCACCATACCCTTCAAAGGTATTGACATATGCTTCTATTGTAAAATTATCATCAAATTTAGATGCATTTACTTCCTCAATTATAGTTTTTCTATTAACATATTTTCTTGGAATATAAGTTACTTCAACTCCAAAAATTTGAAGTTGTTCATTAATTAGATCTTGAACAAGACGTTGTTCACTTTGTGAGCCTTGCAGAAAAAAAGGATTTAATGCCATGTCTCACTAACCTATGAAATCAAGTGGAGGTAATTCATATTCAAGTGTCATTTTTTCTCTTAATGCTTCTATATCTTTTTCAGCATCATCATAAATTTCTCTACCATTTAATTCAATTCCACCTGGTAATTTAACACCACGGAACTTAATTAGATTCTGACCCCATTGTCTTTTAATCAACAGTGTTAAATACTTCTTAAGAAAACTATCATTATAAACTCCTGTGAATTGATCAGGATCTAATATTCTAAAACAATCAATAATAAAATAAGTATCTCTTGATTGAGCACCCCAGTCAATATCCAGATAAAGTCTATCTTGCCTCTTATTATATCTAAGTTGCTTATCAGTAGTTAATAACATATCAATATCTTCCAAATAACTCTTAGTCATTGCATACTGCATTAATTCAACAGCATTGAAATAATATAGATCATTTAAAAATAATTGATATTTAATACTAAACATTCCACCAGAAATTGAACTAGTATCAAATTTAAATACCTTCTCAATACCAATTACCGAATCGGGAACTTGAATAAAATTGGAATTTTCATACCAATTACTTACTGTAGTACCATAACCAGCAATAGAAGTAGAAGTTGCTGCAGTACCAACAATACCTTTTGTATTAGAACTACCAGTTTCGTTTGTTGCTTTTCCTCTATCAATATCTTCCTGTGAAACTCTGTACTTCATGTACATTCTTTCTACACCATCAAAATGCCTTTCTTGAAAATATTGAAGTGCATCATCTACAGCATCATCTACTTGATCATCATCAACATTTATCTCCAAAACTGGAGCACCAAGTTGTCTTAAACAGTAATCAATTAATTGTTGTCTACTTGCTGGTTTCGCCATCTTCCTCGATATCTGCTAATAAATTTTCATATTTTTCTTGTACTTCTGCTAAATTAGCAAGAAGTTCTTTCTTTTCATCTAAAAAATCTTGTGTAACAGTATGTAATTTTGCTTCAAGTAATACATTTTGATTTGAAATTTGTGAAAGTTTTTGATTATAAAGTTTAATCAAAACATTCACATCAACGTCAGTTTGATTATTTGTCATAATTTATTAGAAAGTTCCTCCATCGAGAGTTGTTGTCCAAGTTGGTGTTCCAGCTGCATTAGTAGTTAGAACATAATTTGAGGTAGTAATACCAGCAGCAGGTGCTACTGTTGAATTTTGCAATCCATTGGCATCAAAGTATACCACACCACTAGTGGCAAAGTCACCAGATTGATAGTAAATACCTTTAATATCTAGGAAACCTTTTGTACCACTAACTACACTAGCATTGATAGTTGCATCTGGAATAAAGGTAAGTTTACCAGATGAATCTTCATATCCGAAGAATCCAGTCTTATTATTACCTACACCAGAACTGGTGTTGTAATCAAAAGATATACCACGATCAGTATTAGTGTCATAAGCATGAGTAACAGTTACTTGAACGGTAGTATTAATACCAGCAGTAGTTGTTCCATTAATAAAGACCGTACCAATTCCTGATCCAGAAGCTGGTGGAATATAAGAATGAACAGTTGTTGTACCTGCACCAGGCATTCCTGCAGCAGTAAGAGTATCGTTGGTATTAATACCAACAACAGAATCAAGTACAATCGTTGAAGTACCAGAACCAACTGCTGTCATAACAGTTCTCTTACTGGTTACATCACCAACCTTCATTATAGCATCATTAATGGTTACATTGGTAGAATTGACAGATGTGGTTGTACCATCTACCTGCAAGTCACCTTTAACAATTACTGTACCTTCATTACTTAAACCATCTGGATATGGGTCAATGTATAGTACATTACCAGCACCAGATTTAGTATGAATAACATTGGATGAAATTCCAATATTATCAACTCTCATTCCACCAGTAAAGGTAGAAAATCCAGTAACATTCAAATAATTTAATGTTGTAATACCAGTTACTTTTGCATTTCTTGCAGTAAATTCATCAAATACTAAATCATCTAATACATATAAGTCACCACCAACATATAAATCACCACCTGTAGTTGTTATACCACCAGCAGATGATAATGTTGTAATACCAACAGTATGGGTCATTCCACCCACATTGAGGTTCTTCTCTATACCAACACCACCCTCAGTAATAACTGATCCCGTATCCTTACTATCAGATTGTGTGGCAATATTAAATCTAACATCAGCACCAGTAAATGTTAATTGATCTGTGCCATTTTCATCATATTCTATCTTTGAATCAGCAGTAGCAGCTCCATCTGCACCACCACCAAATCCGATGAAAGTATCATCGGGAATCATTACCTCACCCGATCCATTCGGGTTGAAAATAATATCACCATCAGTATTAGTTGATGAGAATACATTTCCATCTAAAGTTAAATTATCTACATTCCATTGATCTACCTTTCTGTTTTGATCAAGAATTGCAACAAATCCATTAGCAGCAGTCGTTGGGTTTGTTTGACTTGCAACTAAACCTGGTCCAGTACTTAATAAATCTGTGAAATATCTACCACCAATTACATCAACATCTCCACCTAGACCACCTTGATCTCCAACAAATAATCTATATCCTTTATCACCGTGGGTTCCTACACCATCTGTATATGCTAATTCACCAAAATTCAGAGCAGCAGGAGCAGACGTTCCTGTAGATCTTTTTACCCTTATAATACTTGCCATGACTAGAAACTACCTCCGTTAATGTCTAAATTTTGAGTTGCTCCTGGAGTTAATTCTAGTGTGGCATCCCACTTTCCAGTATTGCCATTATATACAAGTACCATGCCATTAGCTAATGCAGATGCATTAACATCACTTAAACTACCTAAAGTCAAAGACTGACTTCCTGCGATTGAGGAAACAACCTTTACGGCATTTTGTTGACCGACTCTAACTTTAATATCTGGCATTATTGTGTCACTCCTTGTCTAACCAGAACCGATCCTTCAACAACTCTGGTTACAGTATTACCACTATCAGTTATTAATACATCATATACATATCTACCTGCCTTTAAAGACGTAGTTTGGGATGTAGTAAGTCCAACCTTTACTGTTCCATCATTAACATTCAAAACAGCACCGTTTAAATCTGTATAAGAAGAACTACCAGGATGCTTTCGCATCTGAGCTCTAACAGTGTATCCACTTAAATTTAAGACAGAGTTTGAAGCACTATCTTCGAGTGTGAACGTTTGTGCAAACGTAGCACCAGTGTTTACAACAAGGTTGCTAACATAAACAGCGGCCATTTAATATAAAATCTGGATCTAAAGTATATTTATACTCCTAACATCCTTTATCCCTAACGATCTCTTTTAATAAACTCTTAATCTCATTAATATCTGATTTTATCTTATCCAATTCATCCTTTTCTATTCTTTTTTTAGATTTAGATTTAATATACTGAGCATAACCAATAGAATCTGTGCTAATAATAGCTCCAGATTCTTCATCTCTATATAAATTTTTATGATCTTGTACAGGGATCATGCTAAAGCAAGAACTCTTAGATCTTGCAATTTAGGTGGATTTGCTTCATCGCTTCCACTAAACACAATTTTTATTCTAAATCCAGTAAATTCATCAATATCATCAACACTAAATTGATATTCATTAAATTCACCATCCTTACTTGCTCCTACAAAAGCATCTGGTAATCCACTATTACGTGTCACATCTATAATATCATCACCAAATCCATCACCATCAGTATCTCTTAAATTATCATATCCAGGGAATAATTCATATGCCTGTTCAATTTCACCAGAATCTGTTCTAAACAATTGATATAAAACTCTAAAGTCAGAATCATCCTTTCTATGAGCACCAACTAAAACTTTTAGTGATGTTGCAGGTTGTTTTAAATCAATTCTCTTAGAAATATAACAAGCAGCATGAGGATCACCAGTAATCTGATTAGATCTAGCATCTGTTGCATAATCATCAACAGGTTTATTAAGTCTACTTCTTTCTAAGATGAAAGATATACCTTGTTTAGTATCTAATACTGGAGATGTATTAGTATTATCTGAAGTAAACCTAATAGCAGACGTTACAGATCTATTCTTAGGTAAAGAAGATAATCTAGTAT